TAAAGTCCCACCGAAAGATGCGTTACTTCCCGTTGTTAATGTACTATCAACTTGCATGGTTCCTGCAAAACTGGCGTTTCCGTCAGACACCGATATAGTAGCTTTTACATCGTCGTCTGTGTTTTTTATATTAAGGTTCCCCTTTGCAGTAAGGCCGCCATTAGTACTTAAACCAGCTTTAAAAAAGCCTTCACCATCCTGTGTTATAAATGCATTAAGATATTCAGGTCCGGTTCCATTCCTTATATAAATACCCCCCTGTACGACCACCTCTTCGATAGCCGACGGGTCTATAGTTACAGTGTCAGTTCCGATCGTCATTGTACCATCCACATCTAGAGTGTTGTTAATCTGCATCTCACCGGCGAAGGAAGACTGACCTAGATTGTTGATGGTTACATTTGAAGTTGAACCATCCACCATCCGAAACGAGTTAAAAACGTCGAGGGTATGGTCACAGTTGATATTACTCGCGGTAATAGCCTCCGCGAACGAGGCGTTCCCATCGTTACGGATGTAGATGTTTTCAGTTGTACCATCAAACATCTTGAAACTCTCACCGGTCATGGAAATGTCATCTTCGAAATTCGCTACACCGGTGAAGCTCGACGTGCTATTCACGATAACGGGTCCACCGAATGACGCGGTACCCGAAGCAACTTCAACACTACCAAAAAATGAAGAATGACCTTCAACGACGAGTTCATCTTGAATCTGCATCTTACCAGCGAAGGAAGACTGACCTATTTTGTTGATGGTTGCTTTTGCAGTTGAACCATCCACCATCCGAAACGAATCAAAAACGTCAAGGGTCTCATTACAATTGATATTTTTCGCTGTAATAGCCTCCGCGAACGAAGCGTTACCATCGTTGTGGATGTATACGTTTTCAGCTGTACCGTCATACATCGCAAAACTCTGGCCGTATACGAAGGCGTTCGCATCGATGGTCATGTCACCACCGAAGGATGACGTATCCGCAATTTCTAAGGTGTCGTCTACCTGCATAGCACCCGTAAACGAAGACGTTCCACCAACTTCTAGATTTCCACCAATATCTACATCGCTTAAGAAAGATCCAGTTCCGTCATTATGAAGTTTGATCTTGACTGCGGGACCATTCCATATGGCGAAACTCTGACCGTACACAAAGGCATTCGCATCGATGGTCATGTCACCACCGAAGGACGACGTGTCCGCAATTTCTAAGGTATCGTCTACCTGCATAGCACCCGTAAACGAAGACGTTCCACCCACTTCCACAGTTCCTGCAATTTCGATGTCACCGCCAAACGAACCGTTACCGTTGGTCTCAAACAGGATCGTATCATTGTTGACACTGATGTTGGTCGTCGCGTGGACGTTCCCGTCGATGCCTCGTAGAAGAGTAGACTGTACAACTTCCTTGGTCAGATCGTTGTAGCCCATGATGTTGATTGTGTTACTATCATCAGTTTGTATGGGTGCAATAACGAGTGTATCTCGTCTAGTTGATTTCAATATCTGCCCTGTGGCGTTTATGACTATAGAATTAAGAGTCTGGTTACCTTCTACGGAATCCGTTAAATTCTGTGCCTGAGCACCGATCGCGATGGAGTTGTTACCTATATTAGTCCCCGTGTTATTTCCTATAGAAACAGACGTACCACCTGGTGCACCAGTTCCCGCATCTTCACCGACCCGAACAATAGTACTGGTTACCCTATCACTTAAATCCGTGACAGTGGCTTGTAACGAGGTAATGTCACCATAATTAACAATCGCACCAATATTAGCTTCCAATTCTTCGATACGCCCAACATTTGACAGTAATTCAGTTTGTATGTTTGAAACGTTCGAAAATGTACCACTAAGGATAACAGCATTAGACAACTGGTCTGCGACTACACCATCGATGCGCCCAATATTAGAATCTATGATTTCCTGTAAGACGGTTATATTCGAAAAATTGTTCGACACGATGATACTGTTGGAAAGGTGTACTTCTTCAAGTACTTCGATACGGTCAACATTGTCAGCGTGATCACTTTGTAACGTCAGGAGAAGTGGGCTATAAATATTTTGTATACCACCCCCGACAATTACACCCCCCAAAAAGTTCTCCAATTGTAGGATATTACTCTGTGCGACAGTGATGTTCGAGAAGTTGTTGGTAGTGAAAGCTTCTAAATTTGACGTTCTCGTGAAGAGTTCCCCCGTGTCACCAACATCGACCGTCGTAGCACCCTTGGCGATGACCGTTCGTTCACCGCTATCATCGAGAACGTTGTAGACGATTTCTCGAACTTGGGGTGTTTTACCAACCATGGTTTACTATATTAGTTTCCGAATAAAATTCCGGCCATTCCGTCCTGGATACGCAGCACGTTATAGTTCACAGCATAAACACGAATGTCTTCACCTGTTCGCTCAGTACCGAGAACAGCATCGCGAACCTGTAGCCGGGCATTATCTAAACGACTGAAGTTACATGAACCGGTAGACTTATAGTCTGAAGCGTTCGTACAGAAATGGTATGCATAGTACCGAGTATAGAACGGTGTGTTGTACAATTCATGAAATGCAGAAATACCAAAGTCGGAATGAAAATAGTTTTGTACTGTGTGAAAATAGGTCGGTGTCATAGCCTCGAAAAGATGTGTACCGTTCAACAAAATATCGGCAGAGTCAAAGGTGAATCGATCTTCGATCACGTTACTGGATTTTGTGGGTATCCCAAAGAAGAGTGACTTTACTGGGTGATTGAATTGAGAAAGATCATAGTCATTGTAGCCTGGTGTGAGCTTCTCCTTGATCGTCTGTGTTTGTGTGATGATGAAATCCAATTTGGTCGATGTAAATCGTTTCCGTTCTGGAGCATCCAAGTATACGTAGTTACCATACAGCTTAGCGGAAAAGGGTATGTCCATATTCTGTTGGAAGTTTACTCGTACTTCCACCTGATGATATTGAAGAGCCACCATGGGAATGTAGGAACTTTTGTTGTTGAAAAAGAAGGTCAATGGGATAAAGTTCGTGTTGTTGACGGAACACTTATTGTTAATCTCCTGAGACTTTGTGTAGGTATCTGCAAGGTAATTCTGATAAACGTCACTCATAAAGTCAAAGGGTTGAGAATCGACTCGTTGACCACCGATGTACAGATCAATCGTCGAACCCTGGAACCCTTCAACGAGGTTCGTACCTTCAAACCATAGACCTGTGAGTAGATCACCATTCGTGGGAATGACACACGAATCTTCAGCCAGTGAAAACTCTTTAATGAGTTTAGGAGCCTGAGCAAAGTTTGTATGTCTCGTATACTTTGACGTGAAAAGGGAGGTTCCTTCACCACTCATGTAATAGACATCTTGAGCACCCTTGGAAACAAGTTGAATGAGTGCACCAGACATATCTATTAGATGTGTAGATTATAAAAATTGACACTTACCCTGAAACGGGTTCACTTCTTCCTTGTCCTCGACTGCGTCGATTTTGAAACCACCTTGTTTATAGACTCGCAATCTTTTCTTGTACATGGCAAACAGTATAGACCAGTGGTCGACGATGTCATAGATGTGTGGATTGTTATTCTTACCGGGTGTCTCTCTCATGACACGTCCTATAGACTGTTGAATGTCAGACTTGGGAGTAGCCAATATGACTGTATCAAGAGTTGGAATGTCCAAACCTTCGTGGGCTTGACTGAAAGTTGCGAAGATGATCTTCTTCTTCGATGATGCTTCGAGATCAGCTTCTTTCATACCCCCCATGTAGAGACCTGAACTTTTCGGAAAACACTGATGGAGAAATTCACAATGTTGTCGTCGATCGCTTAGTACCAGGAGTTGCCTGGTCCCCTGTGAAGCCTTTTTTACTAGACTGACGAGCATCTTGTTACGATCTCTATGTTCGACAAGTTCCGTGATCATGTTGACAAGTGACAATTGTCCATTTCGTGTACAGGGTGGTGGGTTTTTAAACATTGGACACTCATATTGAACGGAAAAAACTTCAACTTGTTCTTGATTCTGGCGTTCAACTGCGAAAAATGTTGGACCCATGAACCAATGAAGCACCTTGCTTAGACCATCCTTTCGGACAGGTGTTGCGGACAGGCCAAAGATATGACGAGGACACATCTTGAAGAGACTTTGACTAAAGACCTTAGCACAGATGTGATGAGCTTCATCCACAATGACCGTACCGATACTATCAAAATCACTGAAGGAATACTCTTTGAGAGACAATGATTGGAGCATCGCGATGACAAAGTCGCATTCGACTTCCTTTTTATTTTGTTGAACAACACCGATGGTTGCTCCTGGACAAAACTGTTTGATACGTTCACGCCATTGATCAGCCAGAAACTGTTTATGGACAATGATCATCGTTCTGTATCCGAGTGTACACGCTATGGCCAAGGATACCGTCGTCTTCCCATAGCCACATGGTAAAGAAAGGACGCCATGGCCTGCTCGAATTGCTGCCGCATGTGCTTCGTTCTGGTGCGTTGCGTCTCTGAGCTTTCCGGTAAACTTGATTCCGGTTTTGGTGGGAGCTGGTCTTTTATCTTGTGTAGGCACATCAGTTCCGTAGAATCTTGGAACGCAGATTCCACTCTTAGCTGTTCGGTAAACTTTGAAAGGTGGCGGAGGAAATCCGTATTCATTGTTCACGAGTGGCCTTACCGTAAGTTCCTTTTTAATTTCTGGTGTTGGACTCTCTAGGATAAGTCCAGTCCTTGTGAGGACCGCCATGAATTACTTATTTAAAGGGGACAAACTTTAAATGAGTAAATGCCTGTTGTCGACGTTGAAGAAAATATTAAGAAGCTTCGCATGAACATTGAACAACTGACCCAGGAAGTTTTCAGGCTTCAGGGTATGCTCCAGACTTTCGAGGGCTTCAAGAAGGGTGGTCTGACGACAATTGATCTTCCTCAGGACCCCACTGAACAAGATGAGAGTACCCAAGAAAAGCCTGAGTGATCACCCACATTCCATACACCCTTGAAGTTTATGTCAACATTGACTTCGTCACCCCTTATAAGAGATTGAATGGGACGTCCCTTGACTTCACACATCACCCTCCTATATCGGAACGGAACCTTTACGGTGAGAACTCGACCATCGAGTGGATCATCGACCCTTTTGTTGACGAGTAGATACCTCTTCGATGTATGCATACGTTCGATGATCTCTGCGACTTTATCGGGAATGATGAACCTGATGTACTTTTTGTCATTGAAGTCATACATGGGTTCATGAACTTTGGCTACGAACTTCATGACCTTCTTCTATATACCAATAGGATAAGTAAAACTATAAGCAATATGATGATGTGTGTAATCATGAAGGGTTCGTAGGGTCGACGAGTTCCGAATTGTTTGTGACAGAACGATCGTCC